AGACCATCCGGTAGTTACTGGGTCTCGTGACCTTATCCGAAAGCGGTCATCAATATCCATGTGGTAATCATGACCGAAGTCCACATTAGTTCCAAGCTTCATTGCATCTTCAATGACCTTCTGTATCTGTTCAAACGAAGAAGATTTTAAAAGTCTTACAGATTGTAGCATTGCTTTCTTTAGAACTTGTTTCCGGCAAAAATCAATCGCATTCTCTTTAATAAATTCTGAGCCATCGATATCGTGATTGTTTATTACTCTAGAATAAAACTGCCTTATTTGTTTTTGTAGTGCTTCCGTATACGAATCTAATCCTGATGTTATTTTAGTAGCCATAGTTTCGTAACTTGGGTGTTGACGATATTTTGCACGGTAGTCTAAAAGTAGCTTTGTGAATACTTTTAGATGCTCGTATTGTAAAAAATCCGTATCAAGAACCTCTGAGATTTGGTCGCAGAAGGTTCTGTCTTGTAGCATCAAGTGACAAAGATTCTCTTGGAATCTCTTACCGAATTTTTGAAAAGTTTCTTGTTTATTGTTCTCCATTCTATCCTCCGAATGTTATAATTACTGTGTAATTTTTTTAAAGGCTACCCACAGGTCAGTTAGGTTGAGGGAGCCTTGCCCATCTTTCATGAGCATTTTAGTTATATTTATCTTATTATACAAGGGGTTAAAGTTGCTTAATGTGAAGTCAATTTTTTTCTTTCCTTGGTAAGAAATACTTGGCTCATACAACTGCATGATCTTATAATTATTCTTAACAAGTTCTTGNTANTCTAGCAACTTATTATGTACAGCTTTTTTCTTCTGCTGCATAGCACACTCAGCTAGGATCTCCGAAAAATCGATTTGACGTGGGTGCTCCAGATGAGGGAAATATTTTACCATTGTCTTCATTCCTAAGCGTGGAACGCCCTTCAGGTTATCAGAGCTATCTCCATCAATGGCCCTAACAAGAGCAAAGTTTATTGGGTGAACACCGTGCTTCATTGTAAGCTGTGTTCCATTCACAAGCTGCTTTTGTATTGGCCTCCAGATATAAGTGTCTGGATCGTGACAAAGCTGGAAGAAGTCCTTATCCGAAGATACAATTATCTTGTACCAATCATCGTACCTCTTGTGTGAAGCAACATATGAAATTATATCGTCTGCCTCTACATAATCTTGCTGAAGTTGAATGACTGGCATTTCATTAAGATACTCATGTAGTCTTAGTTGTTGGTCTCTCCTGTTTTTATAAACTTCATCTTCTGGGAGTTCTATCATCCTACGATTGAAGCGCACGGGCCTTCTTCCTTGTTTATACTCCTTGTTGAGTTGTCGCTTCTTTTCTGAACCTCCATGGCCGTCCCAACATATAACAACCTCATGGGGCCTGAACTCCCGACATAAAAGCTGTAGGGATTTTACAAATCCTATTGTTCCTCCGTTAGGCAAACCCTGCGGGTTCATACTTGGTATGATTGTATAACTGCGTAAAAACATATTGAGAGCATCAATAATTAGAACCCTCTTTTTGTCGCTTCTTGTGACCTCAATTCTCATATTTCCTCCGATGTTTATTAAATATAACCTACTCTCTCACCCTTGTCAAATAAAAAACCCCCGATTTTTGAATCGGGGGCCAACAGGAAATAACACACAAACTACGACTTATATTTCTCTATCAGGACTTCATCCATCAGAGAGATAACAGTCTCTCTAAAATCTTTATCTTCTAGCTTATCAAGCCATTGTTTTCCTTGAAATTTCACGCTTTTTCCATCTTTACCTATCATCGTATACCAAGCGCCCGAAAGCGTGAAATTGGGGTGTTTTGAAGCCTTGAGGACCTCTAACCACGACTCCTCATCTTGAATTCTAACCTTTTCACCACCCCACATAATCTTAAATTCACACGATCTTCCTTCCGATCCCATCCTTGACTTCTTAATATAAGCCTTAACATGAGATCCAACTCTTACTCCATCTTCATCCAAAGCAAAACTTGCCTTTGCTTTTCTTTTTGTGAGCCAGATGCGCAAGGAGGAAAAGTATTCTAGTGCCTTTCCTCCCGGCGCAATATATGGCTCTACGAGCGCTTCTGCTGGTCTGCTTGTAATGTTTGTCTTCAACTGGTTGACCAACAATAGTGTTGACTGTGTGTTGGCCAATGGAATGGTAAGTTTGGAAAATGCTTTCGCAAAAATTCTTGGCTTTACCGCCATTGAAGACTGAGGGTTGAAATCGCCCTCAACATCTTTTTCTGATGGAGTGGCTGCGATTGAGTCCCAAATAAATAGAACTCTTGCTTGGCCATAATTCTCCATTACATACTCAATTGTCTCTAATGTTTTTTCTACACTGATCGCAGATTGATAAAGAATGTTATCAATATCAACACCTGCCTTGATCATAAACTCATTAGAGAGTGCTGATTCGGCATCAAAATATACAACATACATNCCCTTCTTCTGGGCATTTGCTGCGATTTGTAGAGCCATAAATGACTTACCAGCACTAGACAGACCAGCTAACTCAGTAATTCTTCCAACAGGGATGCCAGCCACTTTGCCCGGGGCAATTGTACAGTCTAGCCATCGTGATCCAGTTGGAATCCAATCCTTGATTGATACTGGGTCATTTTGTTTTAAGTCGTGGGCTGCTTCAATACCCAACTTCTTATTAATCTTTTTCGCGAGATCGCTTGTGTTAATTTTTCCTGTATGTTCGCTCATTTTTAATACCTTTCCCATTTGTTCTCCTTAAAAAAAATGCCCCTTTATTTATAGTGTCGGGGCAAGTACACTTAACTACCCTTAAGCTTTATCAAGCATTATTATTCATAAATGATTGCAACGCATCATCCACAGTCTTAGTACTATTATATCGTTCCGTTTCGCTTGAGAGAGACTCAGAGGATTCATCGGAGGACAGGTATTCATCCAACAGCGCTTGAACTTCGGAGGTTGATTGCCGCTGGAAGAGAGTCTCAATCTCAGGTACAGAGTCTAATAGTTCATCACAATCAGTCACATCATCATCACACAAGACAGAAGGACGACGACGAGGCTTAAGTGTAGTCTTTGGGAAAGACCCCGGAGTTCCGGGGATAGAATAATTAAGGACAACATCAGTTCCAGTTTCTGGATGGGTGATATCTCCATAATCTGGGTCTAGGACATAAGACAAAAGAGTCTCATAGGCCATTTTCCCATATGACCAAATCCTTACACCCTTAGATTCCTCTCCTCTAACTAAAATTGGAGAGAAATATCGCTTCTTTGCAAAAAGCTTTCGTGCTTCTCGCTTTGCTGTTTCGTCAGCAGTTTCTACTCCTTCACGCCACAACTTGGACGCAAAGTCACAGATAGGACAATCTTCACCATGATTTCTTTTTGGACACAGAATGCCGGGATTCTTGCCTACACCATAGTGAAAATGGTATTCTTTGAATGGATCTCCATCATTGGTTGGGAGAATACGAATAGTTTGATCTCCTTCGGATGGACGCCATTTAGTGTTATCTTCTTTCTTTTTGCCACCGTTACGGGAGGCTTCGAGCTTTGCTCGCATTGCTTCAATATTAATAGCCATAGTGTTTTTTCCTTTTGTTAAGTTTTTTGTCTATAAAGACTAAGGTCGGAGGGGAAAACCCCTCCGCCGATTATTCATTTTGTTATTTAGTGTTAGCTATCAAAAGACATGCTAACGGATTTTGATGAAACAGATCCTACGACAGTTCCATAGTTAAAGGTACGGAAGCCTTTGCGGTCCGTATCGTACACAACTTCAATTTCACCATTGCTACGATCATAGTTGGTTGTCGTAGACTTTGGAGCCATACTTTGTGGTAGATCGCCAACCTTAACAAAGTTCATGGTTCGACGGGTTCCATCACGCTTTACGAAAGTTCCGGTGTATTGTGTAAAAGTACTCATGTTTCCTCCAGTGTTAGTTATGAGTGGGTCGAGATTTGTAACTTTTGATTTAGAAGAATGTGATAGTGTGAGTTTGTGATGTATCAACAAAGACTAAATTCTAAAAGTTTCGATCTCTTTTGTTTGGTATTATTAATATAACCTATTCAGAAAGTTTGTCAAATATTTTTTTAAATTATTTTTCAACTTGTCTCCATGGGTTGTATAAAGTGTGTATATTTGAGCGAGTAAAAATATGATTGTTTATGCTCAGAAGAATAAACGACAAATGAAGAACTTATATTGCTCTTTTCATCATCGATGACTCGACTTTTAATAAGTGGAATTAGTTGTTTATTGTTTTCCAACTCTTTTTGACTTATACTATAAATATAGCATGTTTCTGTTGGGTTGTCAAGTAAGTATAGCATATTTTCTTCATTATTTTTAATATTACCGATTGAAACTGTGTAGATTCGTGATATGGACTTTGGTGTATGCAAAGATCCAATTATGGGATTTTGTGATTTAAACCACAGTATTGTCTCTATTGTCGAAGCAATAGTTTGATTGATTCTATCGTACATGTGTGCTATGGATTGATTGCCTATTATATTCAAGACTTGTTTATTTGAGATAATACACATACTATTTAATAAACCTGATCTTGTATATTCCTGAAGAACATTGAATATAACTTTGTGCCTCTTCAAGCGTGTTGGACCAGCGAGGTCTGGATCGGGACACACATATAAGATATTTATCTTCTTATCTTTTATGGTCTCCAATATTCTAAGCGTTGCTGATGAGCACACACTTGAACCACACAAAACAAACCAACACTCCTCCTCGTCAAAGCACAATTGTTTTTTAAATTTAGGGCAATACTTTTCGTAATCCTCATCTGTTATACATTTATCGGGAAAATCAATGGTTGTTATAGATATTCTATTNTAATCACCAGAAAAGGAATTAATAATATTGGTACCCGGATCACCTAAGCCAATTAGGACCATGAGACCTCCACAAGATCACGAAGATTCCGACCTGCTTGAACTGATGATTTAAACCAGCCAAGCTCAGTATCTTCGAATATCTCTTGGATGTTTGGGAGCATTTGTCTATCTTCAAACGCCAAGTCAATTGTGATTGAATCGTGAACTACAGAGTGCACAAAGGAAAGACTGTTTTGTAAGAATTTATTGATCTTACAAGCCTGTTTCATACAGTTGTCTGACGAAGAACTCTGTAGGAGATAGTTAAGAGCATGGAAATCATCCGCTTCAATCTTTCTACCAAAAGGTGTTGAGACCACACCATCTTTATAATATTTATTTAATAGTAG